CCTAAACTCACCTGGTTGTAAAGGTGTATCGTCATCACGTATACGCATGCCACGTGCTTTAAATCCTGCTGGTAAGTTAGCGAGAGTACCTGCATCTATCAATTGTCGTAAAACACTTGTTGCAGTTCTTGATAAACCACCAAGCATATGTATTAAACCAAAGCCATAAAATCCTAGACCTGGAAGAAATTTGTAATGTACAAAGTATTGTTTTTTTGCTTTTAACGCATCACCTTCTGCATAGTTTCTTCTAATAGATAAAACTTCTTCACTATATTGATCAATAGTAATAATGTAAGGAAGCTTGACTCCGTTAGGATCTTCAAATCCTGGTACATCTGCATCAACATGCATTTCTAAAACAGTATGTTCAGTATCATCTTCAGCTAATGTACTTTGTACTCCTTCTAATTCATTTACTTTTTCTGTTATATCGTTAACAGTAGAAACTGTTCCCGACACGAGTTCAACATCTCTGTAAAAACCTTGTACTTGTTGTTTACGTAAATCATTAGCGGATGTTTTAATAACATGTGTAATTCTTTGCGCATCTTCTAAAGAGGAAGCAGTATAGTTAACTACACAATCTTCACCTGCAATAAATTTAGAAACAGCACGTTGTAATAATGAATCATAATAAATTTTTTTAAAAGCTGATCCTGCTAGTGGTAAATAAAATAGTAATTGATCCATGTCTGGATCATATTCTTTCATAACGTGTGTAATCTCATAATTCATGTAATCTTTTACACGTTTAGATTGTTCTTCTACTTCTGGTGTAATTTCACCAACTATCTCTGTGTTAACAGGACCACCTGGTGGAAGTAATTCTTTATAAGCTTGTGCTTGAAATTGGGTAACTGATTCTGCCAATAAAGGATGAACCACGCCGCTTGCTCCTTCAAATGGTTGCGTACGGTCTTCATATTTAAATCCAAGCATGTCTAAACCTTTTACATAGGTATCATGCCAATCTTTTCTTGAATCATAATCTGATTCGTAAGAAGAAATACAAGTAGTAGATAAATTTTTTAATTCTGTTTCACTAATGTATTCAGCTAAATTAGCGTCAAAAGGAATATTTGTTTGATCAATTGTTTCACTTAAATCAGTATTAATTTCAGCACCACCATCAGGCAACTCTGTTACTTCTACTTGATCTTCCATTGTTACACTTTCATCAGGAAGTGTTATGTCTGTCGCTACTTCATTTTCTCCAATCTCTACGCCATTAGAAATATTTCCAATTGCTTTTTCAATAGTGCTAAAAGGGATGGGTCGTGTTTTAGGAGTTACCATTATTATATCCTATCATAGTGTAGAGACAACATCAACAAAAGAGGGATAATGAATATATCCTCCTGTGTTTTTGTACATGTCCACTGGTTTTGTTGGCGTGCCTTTAATATTAATATAAGGCAATTTTGCCCAAGTATTTCCCTTACCATCTTTAATGTTTGTAGCTGAAAAGTCAAGTCCATTATTCTTCGCTGCATTCTTCATTGCTTTAGCTGCAATGTTATTATAAAATCCTAAATTACCTTTTGCAACGTTTCCAGATGCGCTAGCGCCTGAATTTTTAGCTTTTCCTGAAATCATTACTACACCATCATATCCGTTTTCACGCGCTAAATTAATTGCTATTTTAATAGCAACTTTTGCTTGATTTTCTGATTTTTTAAACGGAGCTTCTGGAANACCATCACCTGNTTTATCTACTTTATCTAATTGGGCATTAATTTCNCCTAATTGATCCCTAATACCAGAACGTTTAATTTGTAGTCTAGCCAACACTGTTTGCGTGGAAGGNTCTGTGTGTCCTTTAACTTTATCTATTTGGTCTGTTATTTTGTTTAACTCATCGGCAAGTTTTATTCTTTGTGTATTTAAATTACTAATATTTATGCCCCCAGCTGCATCTTGACGTGCTGCATATTTCTTACCTTTTTGTTGTACCCCTTGGTGTAGATCTGATTGTATTTCTTCAATAAATAATACACGTCTACCAGCTTCATCTGTTCTTTCAGAAGCACGCATCCAGAAAACAGGATTGTTTCCTGAAGGATTTGAGAAATGACCTCCACCTTCTGTATAAGGAGGTTCCTTGGCCCTTGGTCCTTTAGGATTAGGGTTATAAGTAATAGGTATTTCTATGTACCCGGTTCCTCCAGGCAAAAACTGCATACCTTCGTGTTTTGGCGTTTTTTTACTCATGTAAAAACCATCACCACTGTGCAAACGTTTAAATCGTTCTACAATGTTTTTAGAATAAAAAGGAATTTTAGATCCTTCGGGAATGCCATTTTTTAAAACATTATCTATACCATAAAATTGTTTAAAAATTTTATTTATAGTTTCTGCACCTTGATCCATCATTAATGTTGCATCGTTGCCAGGTGCTTTAAATATTTCAGCTAATTGAACACGTGCAGCATCACCAGCAATATCTTGCGGTTTATTATTTAAACCACGTATTTCTTCTACACTTGTTGTATCTCCATGATAATAACCACCACCACTTTCTCGTCTTGTTAAAAAAGTTAAAAAATCATCTGCACCTTTTTTAAAAGGTTCTTTTTGGTAAATATCATACGTGATAACTGGTTTTAGGTCCTTATACGCATTCATTAAGTCATTTTTATTGATTTTAATGTTTTGATTGGAATTTAAGTAGTTTCCTAAACCAAATTCATCTAATTCCGTAGGAGAAACGCCTTTTTTCTTTAAAAAACCAAGCCATTGAGCTCCCATCATGTTTTCTTGCGGCGAATTCATGATTTCTGTCTCTGATTTAAGATTAAATATACCTTTATTGGTATCTGTAATAGTTTCTGTGGCTTTTATGTCGTCCACAGCACCTGAAATTTTTAAATTAGCGGCAGATTCGTCAAATAGTGGGGGTGGTTTCTTAATTTTAAACGGATTTTTAAAGCTCATGGCTAAATCAACTTGTCCTTCCATGCCATCAGGCGTGGATACTACTTCTTCTGTTTCTGTAAACTGTGACATGTCTCCTCCTATTGCCATCATTCGTCTTGCAAATCCACCTTTATTGTGACCTTCTGGTTTTACGCCAGTTCCACTCATATCGTTGTTTTTTCTTTTTTCTCTTAAAATTTCTAATGCATCTACTTTATTTTTATGATGTTGAGATAAAAGCTGATCTCCTTGAGGAGGAATATTTAAATCATACGTTTCTTTTTGATCTAGGTATAATGTTGACTTTTGTTTATCACCGTATCTTTCTCCGTACGTATCAAATTTTTTTTTCTTTTTATTCCAAACTTTAGTTTCTATTCCTAATTTTTTCATGTCTTCTACTAAAAATTTTATATAATCTTTAGCGTCTATCATATCCTGTTTATATCTACTCTTAGGAATTTTACCTTCTTTAAATGCTTTTTCAATTATTTTTTGTTCAGTTAACCATCGGTATATTTGTCCTTCATAATGGTTATGATAAGAACCATTTCTTATAGTGTTAGTTAAGAACCCTTGACTACCTTTATTAAAAGGAGTTTTTTCTCCTCCTTGTATATAGTTAGGAAAACGATTTTGTGTATTTTGTTGAGAACCAAATTCTACTAGGTTTTGATATTTTTGTGGAACAATAAAATCACTATGAATAGAACCACTTTGAAAATTACTTGATTTAAATCTTTCTTTTCCTTTTGTAACATATAAATTAATGTCATTTATTGTTGAGTATGAATTAAATGTGCCATCACCTCGAGAATTTTCATATCTAGGATTTATAAAACCATCTGTTTTAATAGTTTCTTCTTTTATTATATCTAAAACTTCATCTGCATTTTTAGGTCTAACTTTTTTTAAACTAACATGAGATTTATTCATAATATTTCTTGGTTCTGTAGATTTTGGTTTTTTAGGAGGATTAGCCTTATAATCTTGTAACATTATTTCGTTTACAGATTTTCCAGAAGTAAAAGAATCTTTGTTAAATCCTTTTTCTTTAACTTTGTCATATACTTCATTTAAAGGAAGCATGTTTCGCTTTTCGTTTAGAACATCGTCAGTCCATATAGTACGTTCATAACTATCATCTAATTTTTTACCACGGTTTTCTGGTTTAAGAGAATAAAAATCATCATTTAAAAAACCTTTACCAGTAGATACAACCTCATCAACATTATCAATAGTAGTAATTCCACTTTTAAGATTTTTTAAATTTTTTATAACACTAGGATTAACCATTATTGATTACCAAAAAGATCACCTTGTTGAATGCTACCAAGTCCTTGGTCCATGTTTGATTCTATATAAGGTTCGGATCTAACAAAATTGTTTTTATTACCTTTAATAAAATTTTTAACACCTTTACCAATTCCTGCTGCAGATTTTGCCAATCCATAAAACATTGGAACATAATACCCCATACCAACTCCTTCTGGGGGAAGCATTTCAGGACCTTGCGGAGCAAGTTTATCAGTAACCTTGTCTGACATGTATTGAGCTAATTCAGGTGTGGTACCTTCCATAAACATCTCATCCATAGGACGTGATATGCTGGAAGCTAATTGTACTAGCTCTCCATCNCGCATTCCAAAAGCACCTTCTCCTGGAAGCATTAAATCTCCTTTTGAAGAAAAAGAAGGATCAAGTGTCATATCAAAACCAAACATTCCTTCATCAATTTCAGGTAAATTATTTATAATAATGTTTTCTCCGCTTTCATCTAAAGAATCTACTCTCCAACTTTTGTCAAGAAAATTTTCTAATTGTAAAAATAAATCTTCATCTTGAGTATTTTCCGCTTGTTTATATAAAATACTTAACATTTCATTAACATCGGAAGGATCACCGTTACCTGCTTGAGCAATTTGCACTGCCATTCCTAATTCAGGATTTATTTTTTTTGCCGCTTGAACATGTGCAACTTTATTTAATTCATTCATGTGTTCAACAAATCTAGGATTAGAAGTGTATTGATCGTAAGGAATTTCTAATGACTTTCCTTCTTGATCAGGACCATAACCTAGCGCATTACTAAACATAGAATTAAAAGCATCTAAACCTCCGTAGTAATCTTCATCAGCTGTTCCAATGCCTATAGTAGGTAACGCTCTATTAACTATACCAATAGTATCAAGAACACCTAATTGAAAAGCACCTTTTGCCATATCTATTCCAAAATCTTTTGTGTCTATTGCGCTTTGTAAAGATCCTTCTGTAGTAAAAGCTCCATAATTTTCTATAGCAGGATAATTACCTAATTCAGCTTCTTCTTCTACTTTGTAGGATTCATCTAATGTTGTTTTAAAATCGGAAGGTTGTTCCAATAGATCAAATGACGTAAAGTCACTTACACCTGTATCAATAGTATTCTGGTCGTTGTTTGTCTGTTGGTTCATCCGCAAAATCGTCCTTTAGTTCTACGTAATAACCTTGACGGTACCGCATTAATGCTTGCGTCATGCTATCCACGTAATCATCATAATCGCCAAATGGGAATGCTGCACATTCTTCAATGACTTCCTCGGCCCAACGTCTATCTTTAGGAGCCCATACTGCCCCTGACTCAAACAACGGTGCTACGCTGTTGACTCTCGCATGTTTATCATTTCCCCTTGATGGTGTAAAGTTAATTACAGGGATACCAACTTTTTGTAATTCATGTGTAAGGGGCAACCCGGACGCTTTGGCCTCGATCAATACAATCTCTGGTTCCCAGTACTTATACTCTTCTTGTGCTTTCTCTTTTAGTTCAGGAAAGTTCCACCGTCCTTTCTTTGCGTCTAAAAGAATAATGTTCTGTCTACCACCTTCTTCTGGTGTAAATATACCCCACGTCGTAATGGCTGAATAATCGGCTGTTTCTTTTTTGGTAAAAGCTGTATCGTAGGATTGTATAATATACTGTAGATGAGGTATCTTCTCCGGTTCCCATTTTTTCCACCACTCACGCTTTATAAGTGCACCCTCCTCGGCCACGGGATTCTGCATCCACTGTGCATTCCATTTGGAGATAGGAATAGAAGCCTTGACTGAATTTAAACCTTCCATGTTCCAAAAATTTCCCCACATAGGTTTGTCGTTTATAACAGCAGGGAACTCGACCACTTCCCATTGGTCCGCGGCTGGATCTTTACTTTGAGCTTGGAGCAAGCGACCTGTTAGATCCTTAATGGACCAACGGGTCATGACTAATACTATAGCGCCCCCTGGCTGAAGCCTTTGACGAGGGCCAGAAGTATACCACTCGTAATGACCATCAAGAACAGAAGGAGATAATGCATCTTGCTCTGAATGAGGATCGTCGATAATAAGTAAGTCAGCCCCACGACCGGTAATAGCACCGCCAACTCCAGCAGCAAAATACT